AAAACTACAGAGGACCATTAGGTTATGGTGGTTATACACAATGGCCCTGTGAGGGTTGCTATTACTTTAAAAATGAATGCAATGGACCAGCACCTCCCGGCGATTACGGCCCAGAGTGTTCCTATAATATTTCTGTTATAGTAGATACAACAAGACCAACTTGTATTTTATCAAGAGGATCGTATATTTTAAATTACTATGGTAACTTGAGAGACTTGTTGGTTCAATACAAAGAAACTTTCTTATCAGCATATGACTCTTGGATCAAGAGAAAAGTTTTTAAGAAAGCAAAAGAAGAATACCTTGAGATACCGGGCACTCTGCCTCTCACTTTCCAAAATGTTAAAACCATAAAGAGAAAGAAAATTAGAGGATCTCGATATGAGGTGTTTGCCGTTAACAGATCGCTCGTTGACGACATAGAGGATGCTTACGAGTATCTTGTTGATTATGGTGAATTTGGTGGTCGAGTTGAAGATGATGAGGCCATGGTTTATCTTGGACTAGGATTACATCCATATTATGATCAATCTGTAAACACAACCATTGGTGAATTTGGAACAGGTGAAATACAATACACTCCAATTGATGGTGTTAACGATGGTTTCATTTCTGATAATAGTGTTGTTCTAACTGAAGGACACCACGAAAGAAATATAACTACTCAGAGAGCATATCCCGGTCCTACTCAAATAGGTGATGTGGGAAATATACCTGTTAATTCAACTCGTTATGTTGTAGATGGACAGTCTCTATTCTATTATTCAAATAATTATTCTGGCAATGGTTTTTACTATGGTTACAATGGTTTTAGATACTATGGTGGATACTATGGTGGACCTTGGTGGGGATATGGTTGGTATTGGTGGCAGTCTTTAGGAACGTTTGTTGTAAATCAGACAACGATTGCTCCAAGCACAAAAGAAATTGTCGGTGAAGGAACTGGTTATGAGAGAATTGTTCATTATCCGGATGGACAAATACAACATAATTTAGTCGGATATAATGCCTTGGGGAGTTACTACAATCGAACTCGCTACGGTGGATATCTATACCAATTTGATCCGGGCATATTTGATTACTGTGAAGTATATGATTGTGGTGATCCAAACGATTTAGTGGAGTTGTATTCAAACTCCATGAACTGGTATGTTCCAGCAGAAACCGATTTGAATGAAGTCTTTATTAATTATCAATCTCCAGTTCGATTTGCACAAGAAAATCAACACTACATTCGTATTGAATTTAATGAGCCGATTGGATTGGAAACATTAGAAGAGTTTCCCTATGGTTATATTCGTGATGCAGGTATCGAGTATTATCTTCCATATCTTGTTCAAGTAACACCCGGTCCATTCGGACGACACTCTTCATCCTTTAATATTAGTGTTATCGGAGTTGATCCATATGGCTTTGATATTGCCGCAACACGAACTGACACCAACACAAGAAATTATCGAGGAGAGAGATCCCCGTTTGGAACAGTCAGATCCTCATTTTTCCCATCAGAATATTTAAAAAATCATGCGTATAATGATTACTTAACCACATGGTATCGAGTGCCGACCGCTAATAACGTTGGTATGAATCATAGAACTTTTGGTAGATTACCAAACTCTTGGCAAGCACCAGAGGACGACTGGTTTAACATTACTAAATTTAACACACCACCAATTGCCGCTGTTATGTACGATGATTTTGAAAAGAGTCTCCTTCGATCAGGTAATACCGAGGAGTATTTTGCCTCAAGAGATCCTAGTTATGTTTATTGGTGGGATTACAATTACAGTGGAATACGAGTGCCACCCGGCGCTGATTCTCCTGAATTAACTCCCGATCAAAGCGAAGATAGTATTGGTGATTACATTACATCATCTCTTACACTCTCACCCGATCAATACCTCGGTCCAACGTGGGAAACTTATGAGTGGAAACTTTGGAACACTGAACTCAGGGGTGACTCTGACGATGAGATATGGAGATATGATGTTAGTGGAGAAAGTGAATATGGTGTAATGTCACCAACTTTCCTTTTTGATGATGGACTGGAAAGAACGGACTACTACCATGAACTCGTTCGTAACTTTAGTGGCACTTTTGTGGTGTATGCTAAACAAGATAACATTTGTAATAATTATGAGTGTGCGAATCCTGATGGACCTGTTATTGCTCCACGACGACCGACTGATCCGGAGGAACTGGAGGAGTATGATCCTTACATTAATTGTCCCGCACAATATTTAAGACCAGATAAATTAAAAGGTGCAACCGCACAAGGACCAGATGGAATAACCGCAGATTTCACAGAGCCAACTTGTCAAGAACTAAAAGAACTTGAGTCTGAAATTAATGAGTGTGATTTAATTCGAGGAAATCTTGGGGAGGACTACTTGGGTTGCTTATTCTCAAACCCAACCGCACCAAATAGTTGCAACTGTCCGGAGCAAGGACCTGAATATCTTAATTACTTAGAACACAGTAGAACTTACGCTACCTTCTGGGACACACCAATTGAAACACCTCTGAGAAGAGAGGCACAAATGATTCAACTTGGATATCAAAAAGCAAACGGAGTTTTGCCGGGCGACTTCTCACTTAAACCCGGAGAGGTGATCACCGTTGACATTGATCCGGGCGAGGGTAGTGTCTATCCCAAAAAACGACAAGCAGGAAGATGGATGGTGACTGGAGCATCACACCTTATAACTTCACAGAGTCACTTGATGCAAGTAACTTGTCGAAGAGATAGTGTTCCAAACGATTTAAACGATGCGAATCGACCAGATCCAATTCTTCCCCCGGGTCAATGATACATAGAATAAAAGGAGTCTTTTTTTGGCACAATCAGTAAAGAAAGTAAACAGATTTGTGGATTTTGATCTGGCTTTCACCAAAATCGGTGAAGCACCGTCTGACACGGACGGAGATGGTACAAATGACACATTAGGATACGAAATCGCTCTCAAGAGAGACGAAAACGCTGTTTTACAGGCTTTACAAAATTTATTGTTAACAAGACCGGGAGAAAAACCTTTTATTCCTGACTTTGGAACGAATATAGTGGATATGCTTTTTGAAAATTTAGATAGTCCACTAACTCCGATGAACTTAAATGACATAATGCGATATACGATTCAAACGTATGAACCAAGAATTAACTTTCTTGGTGTTGATATAGATTCAACAAAAATAGACTCCAATAACATATTTTTAGATATTGAATATTCCATGGTCGGTGAACCTGAAGGTGAAGGACGAGCAAGAACAGTAACCGTACAACTTATAAGGGCGAGGTAATGTCAGTATATTCAACCGTATCAACTTTAGCAAATTCCACGACTGGTGAAACAACAACGGACACTAGCAGTGTTCTTACGTTGAGATCAAACCAAATACAAATTGGTAATCTTGAGTATGATGATATTAAACAAAGCATAACAACCTTTTTACAACGAGGGGCAGAAGATGGGGATCCAAACAATCCTCTGAAAGATTATGACTTTTCCTCTTCTGCACTTCAAGTTCTTGTTGATGCTTTAACATACAACACTTTGTATTATGCGTTCTATTCAAACATGATCGCAAATGAATTGTATCTTGATTCTGCACAACGGTTAGAATCTCTCATATCTATCACAAAACCACTGGGATTTGTGGTTCCATATGGTTCATCTGCAAGAGCGTCCGTTTCTATGAGCGGGGTGTCTGACACCATTCCAAAATACTCAAAATTTACCGGAACAACACCCGAGGGTGAAAATTTCATTTATTACAATCTTGTTTCATATGATCCTGATAGCACAGGAAATATTGATGAAGTTGTTTTGTTTGAATCACAACGATTGGTGTTATACCGAGATATATCAAGTGATATTAACTTAAGAAATCAATCGGTTACAATCAAAGACAAAACAATAGATATAAATTCCATATCAATTGAAGTCAGTGAGGATGCCGGATCCACATTTACAGAATACACACTGTCAAATAATGTGAATTACGGAATTACAAAAGACAGTAGAATTTACTGGATAGAAAGAATTAATGGTGGAGTGAAGATTATTTTCTCTGCTCGTGGTGATGAAGTATTTTCATCAAAAAACCCAAGTCTTGAAACCGACAATGTTGGTAGAAAAATTGCAGCGACAGATATTGTCAGAATATCTTACTTGGTTCCGTCTGGAGAAAATGCAAACAACACAAGAAACTTTGTCTACAGTGACGGCAATGGATCTACCAGTTTAAAGGTTGCGAGTTTCGGTGGAGCGTCTGAACCTAACACCGAACTGGTAAAATTCTTTGCACCAAAATGGTTTGCTGCACAGGGTAGAGCGGTTACTAAAAATGATTACAAGGCCGCAGTTAAGGATCTTTTCCCATCGGATATAACAGATCCTAATGAGGCACTTACCGTGTTTGGTGGTGAGGAGTTGGATCCTCCTTATTATGGTAGAGTTTTTGTTTCATATATTGAGGGTGAAGGTGCAAGCACCATAGATCAAAACAAGAAGTTGATAACAAACACTCTTCGTGATCTTGCTCCAGTATCAATCATACCTGAGTTTATAAGTCCACAAAATTATGATCTTTCACTTACATACAACTTAACATATAACTCCGCACTCACCACAAGAACAAGAGATCAAGTGGCATCGGCAGTGAGAGATGCAGTTGACACTGAGTACGGAACGGTAAAATTTCAAAACTCATTTGATCCCCAGAGATTTGAAGATATTGTAAAAACAACTTTGGGTGACGACGTTCTTGTAGGGTTGGTTGATTATGGTGTTCAAGTAACAACAGATATATTCTTAAGTAACACCGACAACACAGAATTTAGTTTTAGAAATGAGATTTTGGATGGTGGTTTTGGTCTTTATAGTACCGACTTTTATTCTCCTAAATTTGACGAGGAGAATGTTTATATTGCAGACTCCCCGGCAGAGGAAGACTCTGCTGGATTTTCACCGCTTCGTTTGCTGAGACAAGTTGGCAATTTGGTGAGCGTGATTAGTCCCCGTGGTGTTGGTGAAATAAATCGCAAAACAGGATTCATCCGAATATTCCCAAACGTTGGTTCCACCACGATTAGATTTGTTGCAACACCAAAAAGTCCACGATTTATTGCCGGTCAAAATATGGTTGTTAATATTTTACAATCAGAAGTTAATGTGGTGCCAATCTAATGTATGGATCTTTACTGAAAAGCATAACAAAAAATAAGGAGTATCGGTATAATGATATCGTTTCTTCTTATGCTACAAGTTATTCTGATTCGGTAAAAAAGTTTTTACCCAAAGCATTACCAGATGGTCCAGAGTCACCTCGGCTTTTTTCAACCGACAGAGTTAGTGGTGTTGCTTACAATAGTTTTAACGCATCTCCAGTTCTCCCCGCATACTTAACTATTTTAGGTTACACGGATTTTACAACGTTTGTTGAGAGATATTATAACTGGTTGTTTACATCATCACCGGAAAATGACAGCGGATTTGGATCTGGTTATTACACGGACACAGATGACATTTATAAACTTATTGATATTGATAGAGTTTCTTTTGTCGATGCAGATTCTGATGGTGAAGATGACGACGGTGAGTTTATTTCTGATCCGGATCTTCGGGCACAAATAGTCACTCTTATTGCATCTCAATTTGCCGAGGGTCTAGAAAATGAAATTGAAAAAAGCATAGGGCAACAATCATCTGTTATTGATTTCGTTAAGGAAGCAAGAACTGAATTTTACATTAAGAAAACAAACAAAGCAGCGTTACAGTGGTACTTTGAAAAATTATATCCGGATCAAAACTTCCGTGTTACTGTAACAGAACCAAAAACAGAAATTCTCAGACTAGACGGTGGTAGACCACCGTTTGCTCCATCAACTGGCAATATTCTTTTATCCTCATCAAATAAATTAGGGGAGAAAGTTTTGCAAGACAGTGAGTGGTATCAAGATTATTCATACTTACTAAAACTCGAAAATACCTTAACTGGATCTCCAATAGAATTTGACAAACAACAATATGACACCATCGCACACCCCGCAGGTATTAAGGTAATTTTTGATGTTACAAATGATGATTACACCCCACCAGATGATTTCGACGGTGAATTTGGACAAAGAGAAATTACAATTATCGGCAACTACAATCCATATAGACTAAATGATATAACAGGGACTGCATCCACAGCCGGTTGTGGAATGACCTTAGCGGATGGAGATAGTCCGTTACCGGCATTCGCACATCCCGGTTGGTCTGAGTTTATTCCTGTGGGTGCTGCGTTTGGTAATATAAATATTGGGAGTTTTTTCTTCCTGTCTCCTGCGGAGGACAGTCCAAACACAGGACTTTCCGCATCGTACGATCCATCCGAGTCACCTTGTGCTTAATATAAAGAGGTAAAAATGGCAAATTCTTCACGATCATTTGGAATTGAATTATCTAGAATCTTACTTGATACTGTTAAGCAAGACTCCACCAATCTTTTGTTCTTTTTGGGAGGAATAACCGGAAGCACAGAAGAAAAAAATACCATTGAAGACGATAACACAGTTTGGTCTGATATAAATTTTCTTCAGAGAGTTAGAGAAAGTGACGTTTCTCTCGTGGTTAACAGAGTAGATTGGACAGCCGGACAGGTGTATTATCCATATGATTCAACAGGAGTACCTACTGGTGCAACTGGAGCAGAAAGAAACTACTATGCCTTAACGGATGCCGATGAAGTGTTCTTGTGTTTGGGTGCAGATGAGAAAAACAGAAGTAATAACTTTGGTAAAAGTAGTTCTACCATAAAACCAACAAGAGATAACGACAATACAATTTTAGATGATGGATACCGATGGAAATTTTTGTATAAATTAGACTTGGCACAAGCAAAGTTTAAAACAAGAAACTACATGCCAGTTGTTGACATTAGTAATAGAAACGGTTTCTCATCAACCGCTTCAATTTCTGAGGATGTTTTTAGACGAGGATGTGGATTTAGTTCAGGTGAAACAGGATCTTGTTGCTTTTATTACGATGAAAGTGAAAAAAATCAAGTCACAGGTGAAGTTTTTAGTGCAGGTGAGTTTGATTTCTGTATTGACGACACTTTATGCTCAAATTGCTACCGTATCGCAAGAAAAATGAACAGAAATTACACCTTTAACTTAGGTGCGACTTGTGGAACGTCAACTGGAACGGGAGGGTGTCCGTCAACTCTAGTACAGAAAAAAGGCTATGAGTATTTGTTAGATCAAGTCAAAACGATTAGTCCAAACTCAAATGATTATTTACAAGCGTTATCGTTTAAGAATGCGATTGACAATGACGGTCAAATTCAGTCCGTGTCTGTTGATTTAGAGGGCATAACTGACGCTAATCTCGAAACTTTCTCTTCAAAACCAACAATTGAGATAAACTCCTCCACAGGCACTGGTGGCATCATTAACTTGACAACAAAAAATGCTGGATTTTCCGCAGGATCTGAACTGTATGTCATAGACGGTGTTGAATTGACTTCACCCGGCACAGGTTATCGTGATATTACCTTGTCAGAAATTCCAGACGCATTAACAAATAAATTAAAAGTAAGTCTTGATTATTATGGTGGACTTGCCGCAAATCCGGCTAGGGTTTTAAATGCAACTAAATTTATGATTAGTGTGACGCTAAGAACGGATCAAATCGCTTCAACTTCGGGTTCTGATCAGTCAGAGTTTAATCGTTACGGACTAATTCGTGATGTTCTTTCAATCGGAACGACTTCGAGTGGGGCAACTGCTTTGTTTAAGACGGGATCAGAGGCAAACACAAATGAGCCCAAAGTAATTAGTAATGTAACAAAAATAACAACCAGTAAGGGTAGTTCTCCTGCGTTTACCTTTGACACCACATCCCCAACATTCCCAAAAAGTATAAATGTTGTTGATGCCACAAAAACTTCCACTGCGGACTTGAGAAAAGCGTCAACCACAAAAAGTGTTTTGAACGCAGCAAAGGTTGTGAACTCGAAACAAGGTGCCACATCCGCTCAAGCAATTATTGAAGTCATCGCACCAAACTCAGATATTTTTAAATCGGGTGATAGTCTCGCAAACATCGGTGCGACAGGGACACAATACACAATCTCTAAAATTGTTACTCCAGAAATTAAACCGTTCACTGGTGAGGTTGTTGCATCAAACTCAACGAGTCTTGAAATCGGAACACAACCAAAAGAAGTTTCATTCACATACGTTTATTCACTTGGATCATATTGAGGTAGCAAATGGCAAGATCAATTTTACCGTTTAAAGTTTCGCAAACAGAGCCAACAACACCGTTGTCTCCCGCACCATATAGATCCAGAACGGCCATTCATTCTTTTAACGAGGATGCTGAGGAAAAAAACTACAAGTATATTGCCTTTCGACCGGGGTATGCAGTTCAGGCCGCAGAATTAAATGAAATTCAAGAAAACGCTGCGAAAGATAACACTCTTTTTGCTTACATGGTAAATGCTTGGGGATTTTACTGCGGAAAACCATATGATGGATCAGGTGACGAGGAAACGTCTTTAAGATACGGTGGACCTGGCTGGGATGGTGCAACACCTATCGCACCATATGGACCAGCAGAACAGCCCGGAGCGAATGTTGTTCCTCGGATATCCACTCCCGATTTAAGTGAAATTCCAAACTTGGTTCAAGTCACACAAAACGAAAGTAGTATTACGTTTCAGTTTGGGCAAGGGTACTATCTTTCTAGTGTCAGGACAGGAACTGAAGTTGATAATGGATTTAAACATTTCATGTATTTAAATTATGTTGGTGGTGCTTTGGGTGAGAGTGCCTTTACAACAACCGTTCCAAAATTAGCAAGTGGCATAAGTTACGTTGGTCTTTTTATGACACAATCTTACATCGCACCTCCCGGTGAGTCTGGTGTTCAAGGAAGTGACAATACTCTCTTTGATAATGGCGCTGGTTTTTATAATCGTGCTGCTGTTGGAGCAAGAAGAGTTAAGTTTGAATTTACTGGTGCTGCATTATCTGGTGCAGGTGGACAGGTTCCTCTCACTGAAATGTCTCCTGTTTTATACGTTGATCATAGTCTCGGTAAAATTCGTTACATGAACAACCTAATTATTGGTGATGTTACATGAGCAGCAAGAGCCCTAAGCACATCCAGAGAGAACAGGGTATACTTAGTTATCCAAGACCCACCCTAAAAGAAAAATATCGGTCATCTTTTCCATTAACGGTAGATAATTTTGCTGAAAGATATATTAAAAGTCCTTTAGATACAAAAAGATCCCATTTGGAGTACGATAGAAAAAGTTCACCTGCTAATTATAATTTTTTAGGTTTTCATAATGAAAATGAATTATACTCATCGGACTTAAATGAAATTCAAGAAATAAATCACGAGCAGAGATCATTACTCGCAGAGACAGTTTTTAGATGGGGATATTATCAAGGATTTGCAGATGAAACTGACGCTCAAAGTTACACTCAAACACTAAAAACAGGTGTTCTTCGTCAAACAAAAATCACCACAAATGATAAAATTCACAATGGTGGACCTTTTTGGGATGGAGCGACTCCAGTAAGTCCAAAATTATCTGAGAATGAGAGAATCACAAAATTTTCTGATGCAAGACACAAAACACACGAGCCATTTTCAATTAAAAGTCAAGTTGCTAGGGGTGCAACGACAGAGGAAAAAAATTCGTTTAATGTATCGTTTAACTCTGGTTACTTTTTTACCAAATTGGCAAGCGAAACAACAAACGGTGTTGAAGGATACCGACAATTTCTTTACTTAGACGCAAGAGAAAACGCAGAAAAATATACAGCAAACGTTCCAAAATATGCGGAAGGTTACACTTACGTTGGATTGGTTGTTGAAAACAGAGAAATTTATCCAAGAACCACAAGATATGAGGATGATCTTCTTTCTGACTCAAGATTAACGGTAAATGATGAGGGAACAGGAAGAGTTCAGTATTTTTTCGATGGCATAACTTATGAAAATAGGACAGACGGAGTTTCTGGTGATGTTGCGTCTCTTGTTGCATCATATGATCCGAGAGAATGTGCAAACTCAACAAATTCTCTCCGAGAATGCACAAGATGTGTTTCAAAATCACCCGTACCACCAAAAAACAGTGGTGTTAACATAGAATGTGATACACAAATAAAAAATCATCAATGTTGGGTGAAACACAATCCAGATCGCAAACCGGAATCAAGTCCTTATTGTGATAATGTGTTAAGTTCATGTAGTTCCAACCCACTTGTGATAGATGCGTACGCTTCACATTGTAGAACTGTTCAAGATTCTTCTTTCTCTCCAGTTTTCTACATAGATCACCTAAATAAAGAAGTTAGATACATGAATAACCTTCTTATCGGAAAATATAGTTAATAAGAGGACACAATGGGAGTCGAAGACAATCAATTTCAAATTTCAGATTTAGCAAATAACACTTCGTTTTTTGATTGGGCATCAAAAACAAACACGGAGATTATTGCTAAATTAAATCGTCTCAAGGTTTACGATGGTATTTCTGGTGATGGTATCAATGTCATTGTTGGTGCAACAACAGATAACGTCGGTAATCCAACAACTGGCATATCCTCTGGTGATATCTTTGTTGAACTTAGTGGTAGTGTTTCAAAAGGCATGACCTTTAATGACGTTACCGTTAATGGCTTCTTAAACTATGACTTCACTAAGAATTTTACAGGTGTTCCTTTAATTAGTATGACTCTTACCGGAGGAACCGCTGGTGTTACCTCTGGACACCTCATGCGTTTTGCAACCGGTCTTGCTGACACCAGAGTTGCATCTTATAACTTTGATGGTTTAACGTTTGCCAAAGCCGACTCTGTTGAGAGTGCTGAAGTGTTTGGTGTGGTCAAAGGCATCAGCGGAAACTCTAGAGTTGAAGTTGTTGTTCAGGGACAAATTGATGGCATAAAAACCACTCCCGCACTTTCTCCGGGTTGTGTTCACTTCCTTGATCCAGTCATCGCCGGTGGCATCACAACAGAGGAACCAACCATTGTTGGCCACGTTTCTAAGCCAGTATTAATTGGAACTGATGCAGACACCGCTGTTTTCTATAACTTTAGAGGACAAAAACTCGGAGCAACTGGTGGAACCGCAGCGTTCCAAGCGGATAACAACGCTTTCTTTGTTGATCTCGGTGGAGCATCTGACGCAAGAGGAAAAGCATTCACCAAAGGTAAAGTTGTAAGTTACATTTCAGATGGAACCTTTGTTTGCACAAACGGTCAACGAGCAGAGGACGCAGGCACAGTCATCGGTGTTATCGTTGAAGATCGCACCACAATCGGGGGCAATTTTGCCAAGATCGTAAGTAGCGGATACATTTCTGAATCTCCCGTTGCTCTTAGTGGACCTTTGTCTGTAAACACTGAGGGGACACTGGTTCCCTCTTCCGATTCAACCGGACTTCAAACAATTGTTGCGATGGGATTCCTGAATGGTGCTGATAGAGCGTTAATTGTTAACTTTATAACGGGTGATGAATCAATCAGTGGCATAAACGCTGGTGGAATTATCGCACAATCGACATTTGATGGTGGTGCGGGAACCAGTGGAACATTTGGTGGATTCTTTGCTCCTGCTGCAAATAAACGACCGCAATTCTCTAGAAACGCAGCACCAATTGTTTTGGGTGCAACTGCCGCAACAGGTGGTGCAATTTATATCAATAACAATGAACTTGTTAATGGATCATATGAACTCTGGCAAAGAGGTGTTGGTGTAGATGCTGCTTTCACAGGGACTGGTGGTGTTTACTTTGCAGATCGTTGGGCTAGAGTCGATGAGTCTGTTGCAACATCAAAAACATATTCTATCTTAAGAAAAGAGTTTTCCCCGACACAAACAGATGTTGAAGGTAATCCAAATTACTATGCAAGACTTTCACATACAGCAAACCCAATGTCTGGTATTCGCATTGAAAATAGAATTGAGGGTGTTGACACTCTTCGTGGAGAAAATGTCACGTTCTCTTTTTATGCAAAAGCAGGATCTTCTGGAAAGACTGCAACAGTTTTCTGGAACCAAAACTATGGTAGCATTGATGGTGTGACTCAAGGAGAAAGAACAACCGATCTCGGTAATATTTTCTTTGAGACAGATTGGACAAAATACATCACAGTCTTTGGTGTTCCCGAACTGGTAACAGGTATTACGGCAAGCAACTCGTTTGTCTCTGTTGGATTACACAATTTACCATCCGGACTTCAAATTGATTTAGCACAAGCAAAACTGGAAAGAGGTAATCTTTCAACTCCAGTTGAACCTAGAAAAGTTGAAGAGGAGTATGCTCTCGCTGCTCGATATTATCAAAGAAGTTACGCACCGGATGTTCCAACAAGATCATCAACATTTGCCGATAGTTTGCCAGATTCAACTTCTATTAACTTCACGGCACTTGCTCCAGATTCTGACTTCTATCATAGATTCCAATATCGAATGAGAGAAAATCCAACCGTTACTTTGTTCGCACCAAACGATGGTACAACGAGTGATGGGTATAACAGAACGGCTGGTAAACTCATGTCGAAAACATCGGGATCATCTGGGTTGGATAGAAAAACAAGAATTGCACCAACGGGCAAGTCAACAATTTCAACAGATTCAACTAAAGACGGAATCAAAGTAAACGCACTTAATGGGTTTGTTAACTTTGATAATATCTCGGTGCATTATGTCGCAGACGCAGATTTAAATTTATTCACTAACGGTTAAGGAGTAGTAAATGCCTAGTTGTGCTAATAGTTCAAATATTCGGACCGTAAGTTTAAATTTAAACGTATCTAGTGTAGGTGCAAGGTTGATCACAACGATTGACAAAACACCTGCCGATGGCTCATATACTGTTGACTCCGGACTTACTGCTGGTGATGTTATTCGATATCAAGTCACTGGGCCAACTGGTGCTGGTGGCACACCGATCTACAAGAGATCAATGGCAGATAACGTTGAAAATGCAGAGGTTGTTGGTGTCATTGAATCTGCAACAGACAATGCGATGGAAGTCGTTATCTTTGGTCAAATTAGTTTCCCTGATAGTAAATTTGTTAACTCTGGATCACCTCAAGGTGCAAGCGGTGGTAACGATGTTTACTTCTTAAGTTCAGGAACTTCGGGTGGTGTAAACAGTCTTGCTCCCGATCAAGTCACACAGGTTGTGAAACCTGTGTTACAAAGGATGGACGCTGGAGACTTTAACGCTGTTGTTCTTAACTACATTGGTTATCTTGTTGGTGGTGAAGTTGCCGCAGAGGATGCCAATAGTGCGATTATTGGATCGGTGTATGAGTATGTTGACATCGGACAAACTCTCCCATCTGCACACTTGAAGGTAAGTGACGATTCTCACAGTTTATCTGTTTCAAACTACAACGCATTATACAAAAAGTTTGGAACGACATTTGGCTTTACTGAAATCATCACTTTAGAATCATCGGACAAAGTTTTAGGATCAATGAAGGGTCAACGCATTCTACAAAAAGATGGCTCGAAAACAACTTATTCTGGTCGAATTCAATTAGTGGATAGCGTTAACAACACACTCACCATTAAAAGATCCGGTGGACAAAATCAAGTTGATACAACCAAAAAGATACTCATAAGAAACTTACAATACGATGTTACTTCAACCGAGATCACAGAGTTTACAACTCCTAAAATAACAAAAAATACAAATACAACCGCATCTGTTGGAGGATCACCCACAACAGCGACTTTCTCGGTTGCAATGGTTGTCGATGACACGACGGGTGTAACTATTCCAACAAATGTTTCTGTTGACACACTTACAGTTAAAAATAAATTAACAACCTCAACTTCAGATGCAAATACTCTCGATGATATTAACGCTAGTGTTAACACCATCAACACGGATATCTCAACCATTAAATCAACACTTGGATTGTCATAATGCCTCTGATATATGGAAGTAGTGCTGTATCACGGGGAGAGACGGGTGCGACAGGCCCTACTGGACCTACAGGAAACACAGGTTCAACGGGAGCAACTGGATCCTATGTCACCGGACCAACTGGATTTACAGGACAATCTTTCCTTGAGTTAGATGGCATTACTTTAGATAAAACTGATTTTATCAGTAAGCCTTTTTATGATTTTATCACCGAGTTTAGAGGAGCAACTCAGGGAACTGCGATCTCTGCGGATTACTATCTTGATGCCGTTGAGGGTGGTGCAAGAGTAACAAGACTTCTTGGTAACACCGGTCCAAGTGTTACAAAAATTAATTTTACAAACTTAGGATCTGGATTCACTCTTGGTGGGGACACTGGTGGTGACGGAGAACTTCTAAGATTTAGAAACATCGGTGTCTCGGGTGATCATCTTAATCTCAATTTAGGAGTAGATGGTGAACTTGTTTTAACTTACGATTTAATCGGTAGCGGTTTCATTGGAACATCAGGAAAAACTGGTGCGTTACTTGCCTCAAACAGTGGAGCAACAGGTTTAACCGGAGTTATTGGATCCGCTTTTGCAGAGGAAACGATTTTTGGTAGTGAAATTAGACAACTTCACGTTAAAAATTACAGAGAGCCATCTGTTCTTTTAACGACAGGTGATGGTATTGTTAACAAAAAAATCGAAGATGTTGACGGTGTTGAAGCAACAATTGACTGGACACGAGCCAAAAACTTTATCATTGATATGCCCTCACTCGGTCCACTCATCATAAACATTAACGACGCTCCGGTAGACTATAGTGCATCATTCTTTGTAACAATTAAGGGCGCCACGGGAACATCACCGTCAACAGAAAGATTCTCTAGCAACAGTGAAGTTATATTCCCATTCGAGAAAAAACCCTGCTTTAGTGGAACACGAGACGTTTATAGTTTCACCTCGTTTGGAAACAAGTGGTATGGTAACTTAGTTTATTGGGACGACTCCAGTGCAATTGTTGATTACGATACCGCACATCGTTGCAACGAAATAGCACCACACGATGGGACGTTTAGTAGTGGTGAAACTGGCGCTTGCTGTCAGGGTGGTGGTGCAACGACAATCAGTGACTTTGAAAATTGTGGTGGATTCTTTATCTCAAATGATGATGCTGCGAGTTTAGGATTTGATTACACGACGTTTGACGTTAAAAGTCTTTGTGGGGTAAATGGTCCCCCAACACCAAACGTGGTTGGACCTTGTTGCATTTTTGATGTGGAGGAATTGGACATTGGTTGTAATTCCTCACTAACACCAGATGCGTGTTTAACACTAGGATTGATGGATAATGTTGTTACCAGTTTTTCTGACTTTGATCAATTAATTCCCGGCTGCAATGCCGCTGATGGGTGTCAATGTGTTGATTGTGTCGAAGCCGCTTTGGGTAAAGGTGCATGTTGTGACGGCAATGGAAACTGCGAAGAACTCACCGAATACGCTTGTGAAGAAAAAGCAGGTTACTTTAGAGGTATTGGTGTTCTCTGTTCTTCGGACCCAGAACTGTGCAGCGGCGGGACTGGAGCGTGCTGTACGGGTGTTGCCTGTGCAGGGGGT